TAAAGCATCATTGAGATTTGCATTTGATATTGCGGCAGGTGCCGCTGATTGATTGGCCGCAACACCAAAGTCCAAAGCACCATATGGGTTAGATGCTGCGGGTGCAGCAGGAGCCGCAGGAGCTTCGGGGGCAGCCGGAGCCGCAGGGGCGGCAGGCGCAGCATTAACAGCATCTTGCTGCGCCTGAGCGGCAGACAAGGCCGCAGCCATGTCAGGGGATAGCGACGACGGGTCAGCGACAGATACCGACGTAGATGAAGCCGCAGGAGCGTTTGATGGCGATGTAGACGTGGAAGACATTGCTGTATCAGCAGAAGGCGCAGGCGCGGGCGTAGCGCCACCAATGGAAGGACCAGCGCCGCCACTACCAATATCTCCAACGCCAGAAGTTTCAGACTTTTTAACAACAGGTTTGCCAGTTGCGGGATCAATATCGGTAGGCGTTCCACCGTCAGCAAAACGATAGCGCGTCGTTCCGACGTTGCCACCTTGGGCATACTTTCGTTTTACGTTTACAAGCTTGTCGTCGAAGACAACGTAGTTGCGGGTGCCTTTATGCTCAGATGATCTCGAACCTTGATCCAAATATTTTATGCCAGATATGCCTTGCCTTTTAAGATGCTCAGATATTGCAGCGGATGGGTTTTTTGCGCCCTCTTGCAAAAACTGAACACCAAGGTTTTTTAGCCATTGTTCTCCAGTAATATTTTCAATTGGTTTCCCATCAAGTTTTGAACTTAACTCAAGAAAACGCTTTACCCGTCCTGTTTGTTGATTAAGCGGCGCGTCCCAATCCAAAAAATGATCAGGATGAGAATTTATGTAAACTTCATAACTATGACCGGCGAGCGCATGGCCTTGATGATGGCCGGAGTAATCATGCTCAACCTTTTTGCCGCGCAATCCTTCAAGTTCAGCTTTTTGCGCTAAAGCCTGCTGATGATCATCTTCAGCTAACATATACGCAAGGTCATCCGGGTCTTGTGGCGCTGATTGAAATGCCAATGCAGCCCGCTCCCAATGCGGGGACATAGCTTTATGGACAGCATCAACATTGCCCCGATGCTGCGCGACCAGCTTTTGCATGGCGGTTGGATTTTCAAACTTTTCACCATCAACAGTTATGGGAACAGGCTTGTTCTCAGAAGCTATTGGACGATAACTTTTTGCTACAGCCGGGTTTTCAGCAAAGTACAACCCATGCCCATACGCCTGCGCGCCCTCGCCTGTCCCAATCTTGGACATGTCAAAGCGTTCAAAGTCATGGGGAGAGCCGTGATAGGCAGTGATGCTGGGGTCATCTACTTCACCGCCTTCGGCTTTGGTGATGTCAGCAGATTGATCTATTGGTGGCAAAGACTCGGGGCCAGCTATGCCATATAAACGCAAATTAACATCACGCTCAGGAATGCCATAGGATGCCCCTGCTTGACGAGTTGTTTGAAACAACTGCTGTTTTTCTTCAGGCGAGAACGCTTTTAACCGTTTTTGCCAAAATTTAGTTGCTGTAGGAGATATGCCCAATGGACTAGGCGCAATGCGTCTTCCCATTTTTTGCTCAATGAGATTGTATGCTTCGTGCCCAATGCCTTTCCCAATAAAAGGCTCATCTAGATTTGCCGCAGAAACAAAATGGCCCGCCCCATTTCTGGCAAGGCTAATCGTTCCAGCTTTTTTTCCAGCATGAAAAACATCAAATATACCGTTGCCTGTATGTTCAACAGAGGTCAATGAAGGCGCATCACTTTTAGCCATCACTTCTCTCCATGAAAGATAGGCTCTCCAGCTTCAGCAGTGCGGATGTGAACACCGGGGATGTTGAGAGCGGGATGCAAGGGAACAGCACCGCCACGCTTGAAGGCGGGTTGACCTTTTAGGATGCTTTCTCGCATCTTGGGGGTAATTTCAATACCATGACCAACTATATCGCCAGATTGAGATGTTTCGTAATCATTTATCAAACGGCGTCTATGAGTAGGCGACATCTCATTCCATCTAGCGCTTTGTTCCTGCCTTGAAAGATTAGAATAAGATGGATGCCAGTTCATGATATCGCCAACAGGAGCGTGACCCTGACGCGGTTTATCCCCGCTGTTAGGGATTTCATGCTCCCCAACTTTAGCTTCCGGATCATGCCTTTTAATCAATTCTTGCAGGCGCTTGGGCACGATCTTGTCGTAGTATCCTTTCATGCCCTCGCCGCCGACTGAAAGGTCTTGGCCTGAAAGAGAACGAATATTGCCGTCAACATCTCCTTCGTAAGCTCGCATCTTGTCAGCAACATCGCGCCCAAAAAGAGTATCAAGCTCTTTTTCGGGTATATTATCCCGCTCAATGTGGTGGAGAGGCTCTCCATCTTTGTAAGGTATAACCGAATAAGTGCCATCGTCTTGCTTGATATACTTAAGTTTATCAACCTGATTGCTCAAGCTATATCGCTTCGCCTGCTCTGCTCCCGGCGTCCAAATCATCTTGTCATAGCCGCCTTCCGCCGCTTCCTTGAGGGCGCGCTTCAGGGCGAGGTCGGTCCATGCGGGAGTGCTGGTGACGTAGGGGGCGGTGGGGATGTTAGAGCGAACAGCCGTCATCCGGTCAGATAGAGATGACATGGAATTATTAACTTCGTTCAATCGAGAAACTGCGGCCTGTGTAGCTGGGTCCGCGTCATCCCCGTTTCTAACGGAAACTTCTAATGCCCGGCGCTGTTTAGTCAAATAATCGTATTCTTTGACAAGGTCCTGCATGTTGTCTTTAGGATCAACAAAACCCTCCTTCTTCCCCTTCTGCCCCCAGTCGGACTGGATCTCCTCAACATGCAAGATCTTCTCACCGTTCGGGCCAGTACGGTCAGCTAAACGCAGATGCGCAAGGACGTTAGGGTCTTCGCGCCAATGCGAAGATTGGAACAGGCCCTTGTCTGGGGTGGCCAAATACTGTTGGCGCTGCTCGTCTGTCATGCGCTCCCATATATCAGGCCGCACATAAGACTTTGCGCGTTCCATCTTTGCTTCTGGCCTTTCCCCATACTTTAACAACACCTCGCGGTAATTCTCGCCGCCGGGAAGGGTGTATTGGCCGTACTTGGTAGGCTTTTCCTCCATCGTTCTGCCAAGATCTGCTTGCTCACGTACATATTTATGCGCATCAGCAAGCTGCTTAATGGCATTATGGTATTCAGGAGGATAAAACTCTGGATTGTAAGTGCCCCTAGCAATTGGGGTATGTTCTGTAATTCCAGCATCATATAATTCGTTTGAAAGTTGATCAATTTTATTCCATGTGTGTTTTAAATCTTTGTGAGGAACCCCCAGCACCGTCTCTTCAACCTGCGGCATAGCATTTTGAAAATGCTGCGCAACCTCATCACGGGTAACGCTAGGACGGCCCGCAAAAGCTTGGTCAAATTGGCTGTTTTCAAATTCAGCAGGTTTGACGTTGTATTTTGGGTTCGTCAAAGTTGATTTGAACTGCTGCGGCGATCCCTTGGCCTGCGGAAGCGCAGCAGCCGCCTCAGCGCCTTGGCTGTACAGGCCGGAAGGCGCTACCTGACGCTCAGGTCGAGGTGCCATAATCGTTTGTTTGGCAAGACCAACCGGATCGTCAGGAAAAGTAGCCATGATGAAGTTCCTCAGTGGCCGCGTGTCAGCATGGTATGAATGATGTCTAGCGCCTTATGAAGTGCTGCATCCTTGTGCGGTCCAGCAGCTTTTTGTCCGCCGCCGCCAGCAGTTCCGCCGCGCTTATAATTGCCGTCAGATGGCGCTGTATCCGCCTGAGCAGCACGAAAGTATGCAGCCTTGTTTTCAGGATCAGCATTTGCTGCCGCCCAAAGATCGCTCTTGGACTGAGGCTGACTGCTGCTTCCGCTAGATAGCTTGTCTATGATCGAATTGAGCAAGCTCCTGTTGCCTTGTTCAGATGCAGGAACAGGCGCGGATGATGCTGGAGCATTTGACCTTGTAGTTAGGTCAATGGGATTGCCAGCATTGATCGGTGGACGGGGAGCTTGTGTTTGGCGGTCCGATGTAGCGGCTGAAGGCTGCGGTGTTGCATCCGTAGAAAACCGCATATAATTTGCGTTACTAAGCTGTGCGGGCATACTAGCGGCATCAAACCGACTGCCGGGAACAACAGAAACGCCGGGGATACCAAATCTATCGGAACCCATCCCCAGATTGGTAGGAGCTGCATCAACGCCGCCATCAGGCATCGCCATTGAAGGAAGCGAGGCAGCAGGCTGAGCGGCAGTGGATGCGGCAGAGGTAGGAACCGACCTTTGCTGCAAGATTGATTTAGCCGTAGCAGGGATGTTTGCAGACGGTTCGCCATACATCTGAGCAATGCGATCTTTTGTCAAAAGCTGATCGCCGCCGAAAAAGTTGCCTTGAGGTTGCAGTTGCATCTCTCTAGCTGAGAGAGCCAAGTTGGCCCTAAGACGCGCTTCTTCATCAATGTCTTCTTGCGTCGTCGCACGGTTCAACGGGTTCTGCAACGCAAGGGATCGAGCAAAATCTGCATCTGTATACTGAGGCGTGAAGAAGCTTGACCCAGATGGGTCAGCCATACCTGTTTCGCCAAACGACAAAGCGGGACTAGCGCTTCCCTGCGCGACATCTAACGCTTTATCCAACGCAGGAGAAGTGTATGGGGACGACACAACTTCGCCATTGGGGCCAACTGTGAGCTTTTGATCAGGCCTAGCGCCAGTCGATGGGGTGTATTTGTTGGCAGGAACTACCACAACCTTCCCATCCGCATTACGCGCAATCATATAACCTGATGGAACGTCGCCATATGCAGGCGTATTATCCTGCGGATACTGGCGCATCAGATCGGCAATGCCCGCATTCATGCGGCTTGTTGCGGTATCAACCATCACGCACCTCCGGGGGTCTGCTGGGGCCTAGCACCCTGCATCCCAATCTGTTCTTCGCGGTTAATGTCTTGCACCGTAGGCTGTATCAGCGGATCTACGAGGGCAGCGCTCATGGGATGAACGGCAAGGTTCTGTGCAAGATCAACCAACTGAATGCGCTCGCGGGCAATTCGATCAGCAGACTTCTCACGCAGCTCTTGCTCCGCGATCTGGATCTCGTTCTGAGCCCTGATCAAATCGGTCTTTGCCTTCATCAGATCGGCATGGCCCTTCATCTGCATGGCCTGCGATTTGGTTTGGGCATCCTGCATGGCAGCTTGCGCCTTCATGTCGTTGACCTTCATCATCGCCTGAGCCTGTATAAGCTCTGGCGGCGGGTTGGCCTGCGCGCTCTGCGGTGCAAGGAACTGTTCAGGGTTGCTCCAACCAATGGCCTTCAGCGCCGCCGTGTCGATGGCAATCGGGTCGTACATCGAGGGGTTGGAAGCAGCCAACTGCTTCAGCGCCATGATCTTCATCAAGCGCTGCGTATGGCTAGATGTATTCGGGTCCGCTTGCGGGATCAATTCGCAGTCATTCAGCGCCTGCACAAAAGTCTGCTCATCCCAAAGATAGGATGGCTTGCCCTTGCGCTGCCAGAAGCTTTCGGGATTTTCGCGAAAACAACGGGCCAGAAGTTGGAACTCCTCAGCCTGCGCGCTGTGCATACGCTTATGGACCGCGTTAAGAACCTTCGTGGCTTGCTCAATCATCGCTAGGGTAGTGCCAACAGGGGCGTCCGCCTTACCCTCGCCTACAGCCATCTCTGCCGTTCCTCCGATACGCATACCCGTCTGGGCCATGTTATCGGTCAGGCTCATCAGGCCTGCGCCAACATCCTTATAGGGAAGGGGCATAATGGCTTGGCTGATCGGAAGACCGCCAGTTTTGACCAAAGCGCCGCCGCCGGGAGGAACGCGGAAGATATTTGTGTTCTGCCTAGCGCCCGTATCAGCCATGAGGAAGCCGGGAAAATTGGCATACATGCCAGCATCGAGCATCTCACGCCACGAAGCAGTCAGCGCATTAGTGGTGTTCCCAAGGATGTGCAGCAAGCCGATGTCATAGAACCCCATGCCCGGCACAAACGTGTACTTGACAAAGTTCTGCCTGCTAGTCGGGAGGTCCGCGTCATCCTCATCGTAGTTGCGAACAATCGACAGGATTTCCTTTGTGGAAACGTCGATAGTTACACGATACGGGATCTCAAGGCCGCTTTCCTTACCCTTGTACTTATGCTCGAAGCCGTTGATATCCAACTCGCAATAGCACTCGTAGATCTCGCGGTCGCGGTCTTCCGGGTTGAACGTCTCTTGGGAAATACCCTGCTGGGCGTTCTTCTCACGCTGAACACTATCAAGATCGAGAGGCTTAGGCGTTGAAAGATCCACATCGCGGTAAACGCCAAGGATCTGCAACCTCTTTACAGTCGAAGGCCGCATGATTGTGCGGTGAGTGACACGTTTGGCATTGCGAAGATCGGTAGCACCATTGTTGACGATCAAGTCATCCGCATCGACGCTTTCGCTGACTGGCCTGTTGCGCAGCGGGCAGTAGTAAACCTTCTTGAAGCTAGTGCCGCCGAAACCAAGCATCAACAACATGCGATCAGTGTCGGGATAATATTCAGACGCGACCGCCGTGAGATAATGGTTCATATCCTTCTCAAGCGCATTACCCAGAGCATCTTGCTCAATGGTAGACGCTACGGAGTCGTTGCGGATCTTTACCGGCCCATCAGTGGGCAACATCTCGGAGCGAGCGTTGGCCTGAAACCGAAGGACCGCCTCAAGCAGAAGCGGGTGACGGATTTTGCTCATCCCTTCTACTGGAGCGCCATCAGTCGCGCCCTGCAAGCCGGGGATTTCAATCTTGAGACCAAGCAGCTTGATACCTTGCGCTCGGTCCTCAATCCATTCACGACGGCTTTCAATATCGTCACGGATGCCGCGCATCAGCTCTTCAGAGATGTGGGTAAGCTCGCCTGCGTCGATGTCTTCAACGAGATTGCGAAACCATTCTTTGGCGCGCTCAGCTTCCGTCTCTTCGCCGTCGTTGTCTCCAATGCTCTTGCCATCAAGAGAAATGGAAATAGAACCATCCGGATGCTCAATGCGTAGGATGTTGCCCTTGTCATCCGTGTCAACAGAAGGCTTGCCCTCGTCGATATGGATTTCCGTGTCGTCGTCATTTGACGGGATGCGCGGCGCGTCCAATCCCGCAAGACGAATATTAGGCACTAGCCCCGGCGCAACAGGCATTGGTTAACCCTTTGATATATCAAGAGATTCCATCTCCGTGACGAAGTTTTGGATGCCCTCTTGAGCCGCTAGTGTATCTGATTTCGCCATGATTTCATAGGTGCGAACATAGTCATAAGGCGACTGGCCCCAGACCTCGACCTTAAAGTTGCCAATGCGAACCGGAGTAGCGGGCGTGATTACATCAACAACCGCGCTTGCAAGTACCTGTGCCATAGTAGTCCCCTGTGATGGGGACAGTATAACACAACATTGGCTCCCGCGCATGGGTTCGAACCACGGTTTCCTGAGTCAAAGTCAGGCGTCCTACCACTGGACGACGCGGGAATAACTAGAACCGCTATGGAGCCATCCCCAATACCCACTGACATGCTGGCACGGTTAGACCAACTGGGCGTTTCTGAATTCATTGGCGGGCTGGGCGAGGGCTCCAGCATCTTGGACACCTGCTGCGCGACAGGGCCTCACCGGTCTTTCCGGCCACCAAACAACATCTAGCACGATTACGCTATGTGTTGAACGTTGTTCCTAAGCCTTTCTCTCATTTCCCTTATCTTTGGGTCAACCGGAACCCAGCTATAATCCCCATGTTCATACGTCTTTTCTTTAGTCACATATCGAATGGATTGAACTACCTTACTATGAGGCCCACCCCATCCACACATAGAGGTTCTCATGTCCCACCAAGTCTTGGTAATTTCCGGATCACCAAAAACTTTCGAGACAATTCCCGTCGAGCCATCTCCGGCAAATTTGATTACTTCGAGATACGGCTCAAACGGCGGAGGCTTGATAATCATCAAGCTACTGGCTCGCACAACTGCTGGCGCGGCTATTATTCCAATCAGCCCAGTTAAGAAACCTCTTCTAGATGCGAGCATTTTACCTATCCACCCACTTCAAATGCCATACAACGGTTGTGGTGCGGAACCCTTAAAGTCCATTTTATTATCAAGATCCGCAGTCCATTCAGCGCCGCGAACGAGCAGGCCAATCTCACGCAGGTGCCGAAGACCCATGCTCACGGTATCCACCAAGTCGTCGTGCTTACCCTTCGGGAACGTGCTGGTCTGCGTGATTACCTGATCCGCCCATGCCCTATCTGGCGCAAAGATCAAGCCTTCAGCGAACAGATGCTGCACTGAATACAACCTCGAAAGCTTGTCTTGGCTTTTTGGGTCCACGAGCTGAACGGCGAAGTCTTCATGCCCGTATAAGCGCCTAATTTCCTGCGCAACGCTAATCCCAGCCGCCTTGTTCTCAATCAGCAGTTTATCAACTTTGAACTTCTTCATGCTTTCCTGAACCTTGGTCACAAGATCATGCAGCTCAAGACGTTCTTGCCATGCCCACAGCATCATCACTTTGGGATGCTCTTCTGAGTATGTGCGCTTAATAACAGAGATTGCCTCATCATCACGACCGACAACCCGTGTAGCCATAGCATTTTGAGCGCCGCCAGAAAAAACTCCCCACACGGTGAGCGCGCTGAAGTCGTTTTCCGTCTTCGTGGTGTAAGCCGTATCAAGCGAGGCGATCACATAGTCCATGTCAGGGAAGAAGTCTCTTTCCCATAGTTGCCACCATTCGCGCTTGATGACGCCACCACCCTTTGGCTCCGGTCGTTGCTGAAGCTGTCCAGCAGCCGTCCAAGGCCCCATCTGGCGCTCTAAGGTTGCGACCTCTCGCTCACCAAAGCGTTCGGGCCACAGAAGCTCGCCAGCCTCTTTGCGAGGGTCTTCCCATCCGATGCTGGTTATGAACGAGCGCTCAGGCTCAAACCTCATCGGAAGGCAGAGATGGGTCCATTCCCCCACCTCTTTGCTAAGAATATGCCCGGTAAGATCTTCTTCTCCAAGCCGCTGCTGGATAACCACAAACGCGCCGGTCTTGGCATTGTTGAGACGAGTCGACAACGCGCCGTCCCACCATTCGATGGTGGTTGCGATGGTTGCTTCAGAGTGTGCTTCTTGTGCCGCATTGGGGTCATCGACGACAATAATATTCCCGCCTTCACCCGTAAGAGACGACCCGACAGATGTAGACAGTCGTGAGCCACCCTTGTCATTATCAAACCTCGTTTTGGTGTTCTGATCGCCCATGAGTGAAAAGCGGTCGCCCCACAATGATTGATACCAAGGGCTCTCAATCAAGCGACGGCATTTAGTGGAATCACGCAGCGACAAGCTCTGAGCATATGAAGCATGAAGAAACTGAACACCGGGACCGCTGGTGTAGCTATTATGTCTTTGCGCCCATGTGAATGCAGGGAAGGCCACGGAGGTCAAAGACGACTTTGCGCAGCGTGGCGGGATGTTGATGATAAGACGCCTGATGTCGCCGTCTACGACCGCCTGAAGATGTTCTGCGACCGCCTCAATAGGCCAGCCGTGAGAGAATGGCGCTGGGTCGATATACTTCCATCCATTCTGCAAGAATGTGTAAAGGTTGTCTTGGCAATCGGCACGATCAAGATCGCGCAACTGCTCGTCGATTGAGATTGTTTTTCCGTTTACCTCGATGACTTTCATTTGCTTGCCTTCGCCCACTGTTTGATGGGAAGCCTTGTGAAGGTCAGATACTTCTCGCCGGTCTTTGCGTCGCGCCAACAATCAAGATACACCCGGACGCTGTGACCGATGCGCTTGGTGTAAATCAAATCCCCATCCATCTCTTCGTAGGCATAGCCGTTCTCATCATCTAGCTCCGGGCGACGGAGCCATCCGTAATTGTAGTGCCAGCCACTAGAAATCCGCTCATCTGTCATGCTGTCATTGTAGCGCATTTTGTGATCCTGTAAAAGCACAGCTCAGGATGAGCTTCACCAACATATCCATTTGGAATGGTGAAGCCATACGCTTCAATGATCATGTCCGGTATCCACAGGCCTAACATCATGCGCGACCGCCAGCGGCGCTTAGATAGGTTTTTCTTTCGCATCTTTACCCTCCAGCGCTTTGCGGGCAAACATTATTAATGCTTCTGCATTTGGTGGTGCTGGCACCTCACAATGCACGATGATTTCCCGCAGCGCCGCCTCCAGCTTCTCGATGCGGTCGGAAGCTTTTTGACGTTCGTATTCATATTCAGTAAGGCAAGTTTGCGGGTACTCATGTTTTATATCAGCGGGAAAGTATCTCCTCAGCATTGCCACAAGATCATCACTCATCTTTCCCCTCCAATGCTTCACACACCAAGGAGTAAGTTCTGTCATCTCTTTCTTGAAGATCGTCTATTCCGCCCGCATGGTGCATAGCTTTAAGCGCCCGCAGCGCCGCCTCCAGCTTCTTGATGCGGTCATTTTGTTTTTCTGTATGAGGCACCAATATATCCGCCAATTTTATATAATCTACAAGCAGTCTATCTGTCTGTTTGGCATGGCTTGAAGCAAAAACAAGACGCTCATACTTTTCTTCAGTCGTATGCCCATCCCATTCACCATCATAAGGCGGCAAGTGAGCAAACAAATGCGCTTCGTTGTCATGGAAATGCCATGATGCTTGGCCAATTGGAAAATCAATGTAAACACATCCATGCCATGCCTCATCCCAGCCGGGAATAGCTGTTTTTTTAACGCCAGATGGATAGATACTAGCAAGAAACGCAACCAAACGATTGCGTTCTGTGTATGCACCGTCACGCGCCGCCTCCAGCTTCTCAATACGGACGGCGGCTAATTCGCACAAATATTCTGCTTCATGCGGGTCATAAATGGATGCACCAAACAACCGCTTCACAAGATCATCAGTCACAGCCCTTCTCCTTCTTCAAAATCAAGCTCAACTTTGATGCAGGCGATGCGGGGCGCTACATCTTTGCAAAAAAGCTTGTCTGCTTCTTCTTTAAGGTTATGAGCGATAACTGATCTATTTACATGAACATTCAGCCACACCGTCCTCTTGTGGCGCGGGCGGACTTCGATGAGGTCGTTTTTGTGTGGTGACTCATCCTCAATCCACAATCCTGCATAGCTCCAACTTGCAGTGTGCCAAGCGCCATCATTTTTTATTGCTCCGTGAACGCGCATAAATGCCCCATCCGTCGCATAGATGCGAACTTCGCGACCGTCACGGGTGCGGTACTTTTTGTTGATGTCGATCATTTCTTCTCCTTTTGCAATTCGGGCATGGAGTCAAAGCATTTAGCCGCTATCTTTTCAAACTTATCTTTTGTGACAGTTCCAAGCTTTGCGGCTTCATCCCATGTTTCCGGCAAACCATCGTAAAATTCTAAGACAGTCGGAAATACCTTGCCCTCCCCCTTCTTAGGCGGCGCAGGCAAAGGCATCCAGTGAGTGATTGCCGCATTGGGGTGCCGGGCGCCATCCGCATCGCACCAATTATGCGTATTATCCAATGCCCAGCCACCCCAAATGACTTGATCTATGCGAAGACCATCAGGTTCGGTGACAAGAATGCTGCGATCCTTTGGCGCGGTGTCTATCGGTTGCCATTCAGCCATCTTTCTTCTCCATCAGCTTCCGAAGTTTTTCCTTATTGGCATCTGTCATATAGTACCCAATGCCGCGCCATGTAGCGATCTCGATACCATGCGGCTTCAGTTTGGCGCGTAACTTCAGCACCGCGATCTTCGTTCGAAGCTTTTCGTACTCAGGGCCGTTTTGTCGAAAGAATGTGCCAGTCAATGACGTGATGTGATCTAAACACGCATAACTGGCGACATCACGATTATAGATGCCCATGAGCAGTGCGCTTTGCTGATGCGAAAGAATGCTCTTCAACGCAGCGTTGGGCTGAACCATGTCAGCTTGGTATTGCCTGATCTGCTCTCGAAGTATCTCGATCTCTTCGCGTAGTTCACGAATGGTTTGAGCGTCGTTCATTTTCTTGCGCCCCTCCAAACAGTATCAACAAGATGCTCGATGGATTTGCGAACCTCATCATCCATGATGTGGTTGAGCGCTATAGCTTCGACATTGATGAGAGCGGTCTCCAGCTCACTCACCATCTTTTCGCTTTCAAGGTACTGCTCGTACCAGCGCTTCTCTTGGGTCTCCCAATAATGTGCTGCTTTCATGTTGTATTGCTCCTTTGAGACAGGAGCATTGTAAACCAACAGATTGACAAGTCAATATGGTTATCTAATCGTTAGCCACAGATTTTGTGCGCAAAGCGGTGATGTTGGTTTGGGCTCGAATTTCCGGGTTCTGCCAACACCAGATCTCACCATCGTCTTCGGCGCATACCCAAATGAGATGATGCTCAATGCCGTAATCAATCAGCACTTGAGCTAGAGCTTTACCACGAGGCGTAACTACAGGGATTGGCGGGTTCAATTGAAGCATGGTCTGCATGTTATGGTTCCTCCGCAAATTTTATGGCTTCTTTGGCAAGGAATCGAGCTTTGTCTAAAGTGTTTATACGTTCATCGCCATTGTAGCCTGCGATGATCTTCATCGCGACAAAGAGCCGTGTATAGCCTTTCGCGTAATCATGAAAAAGCAGCTTCATCTCTTCATAATCATCTAGTTGATCGGCAATATCCGAATACTCAGGCAAGCCATCCTTCAAAGCTCTATCGCGAAGAAAGTCTGCGGCACTCATATGGACATCGGATAATCTCTTCATAGTCCGCCCTCACTTGATCAGCTCGATAGGCTACTTGATGATTGTCATAGGCTGTTAGCCGTTAGTCTAACTTTGGCGGCTCCGGCAATGGCATCCAGTAAGTTGGCTTACGTTTTTCGTAATATGTTTGTTCGATCCACCACATCCCGCCCGCAAAGGAACCGATAACAATGTCCCCGTCACCACACAGAATCAAAACGTCAGTGTCATCTTTTGGCGCGGTCTCTATCGGTTGCCATAATGGGCGCTTGCATGTGGCGCAGAGAAAACGGTTCTCAGCGATCTTGCGCTCCCAGCTAATGGAGCCGCAGTGGCATTTGGCTGGTTTATGCTCACTCATCTTCATCCCCTTCTGGCTGACCCTGTGCTGCCATCATGATGGCTCTGAGAGCATCCCGCTGTTCAGGGTCTAACGAGGAGCTGTCTATGACCGTGTGCTGCTGTACCTGAATGGGAGCACCATCTTTCCCAGTCAGTTCCGTATGCTGCTTGGGCGCGTACTTCTTCGGGAAAATCTTCTCCGCTCTCCATTGAAGAGCAGAAAGCTTCACGCGGTCAGCCGGAGCGCTCAATGGCGTGACCGACTTGATTACTTGGTCAATCTCATGCACCTTGTAATCAGCCAGACCCTCTCTCGCGCGCGCGCACCATGAGTCGAACTCTGGATGCTCTCTCATCCACCTATAAACACTCCCCCTATTCCACCCTAACAGCTCACAAGCTTCAACCACATCCTTGCCATTGATCATCACATCGAAGATGCGCTCACCAAACTCCGGCTTGTATGTGATGCGCTTTGCGAGCGCCCTGATGATGGGATCAGTGGCCGAAGCCACCTCTCCCTTTGTGACCTCTGGCTCGTGCTTAGGCTTCTTCGCCATCTGGTGCCTCGTTCCCTATTACGTCCCAGCCCACACGACCAACTCGTGCAAACATTTCTAACTTGGGTGTCGTCGGGTAAATTGTCGAGATCATGTCAGCGAAGAATGCTGGCTTCTCACTGTGCTTGGTAAGAGGCAGCTCAATCACTGACGGAGGCTGTGTTCCCATTGCAGGAGCGGGAACCCGGCCTTTGGTGGCAATCAGAAGCAGCTCATGCTTATTGCGGGTCCAATAGCCAGTGCCGATCCTATCCTTGATCCAGCAGATGTGGCTCTTGTAGGTGAAGCCCCATGCGTCGATCAGTTCTAGCGCTTCGGGAAGCATTGGGACCGTAGCCCACATGAATAGGGCGCAGTCATCAGCAGCAGGGGGCCGCAGTTCCATGAGGTCGAAGATGCTCATGGCTGGATAATGGTTGTCTGCCGAACGATCCATGCCGTTCTCTGAGTGTGTCTCAAACTTCCACGGCGGATCTACATACAGAACCCCATAGAGCTGACCATCCATGTCCAAAGATTGAGCAATGGTTCTATCTGCAAGCTCTTGCTCACGCTCTTCCCTTACGGCCTTTTTGATGGCTTGGTCTGGGCGAGGATCTGCAACAATCTGCTGCTGCTTCTGCGGTTCAAACTCAGCAATCTTAGCCGCGACAGATACCGCGATCTTGCCGCTGTCTACCGCGCTGGACAACTCAGGCGTTCCACGATCCAGCACCTTCCTAGCGCGTTCTACAGACTTTTTGCCGACGTTCAATCGCTTTGCAGCTTCTTCCTTCGACATTTTGGAAGCGCCAATTGGCGCGACCGCAGTATATTGGTTTTCGCCAGCCCTCATGTTGGCAAGGCGACCAGCGATCATTGATCTTTGCGACTCATCCAGATGCCTTCGGTTCAAGTTATGGCTGATCACGAACCCAAGCGGGTCGCTGCCGTCATAAACAACCGACACTGGTTGACGGCCCAAACGGACGCAAGCGAGGTAACGATGCCTTCCGTCAAGGATTTTGTTTTCATAGATCACGATGGGCTGACGCAGGCCATTATCACGGATGTCGTCCGTCAAGGCATTGAGCTGCTCTTCGCTCATCGGCGGGAAAAGCCTGCACAGTTCGTGCAGTTCCCAATCTAGCGTTTCATTGACCATGTTATCCCCCTAATGCTTCAAATGATCTGCGGGAATTCGTCGGACGAAGGCGTCCAAGTGAAAATGCCTTTGCCAGCCCTGACTTCGCTGCGGTAAGCATTCCATGCTTGAACTAGCAAAGCATTGCGAAGGATTTCATGCAAGCGACCGCCATTTGCATCCATCCGCTCTCTGACAGTCTTGATGTATGCCCGGCCATGTCCTGTCCCAAGAAGCAGTTGATTAGCAAACGCCAGCCCCTGCTTTTTGTTCACTTGAACAAACATGAACAGGTAAGCGGCAGTGGAACCCGCTGGAAGATAGTTTCGCTTACGACCACTGGGAGCAAGCTGCTTGGTAGCCCGTTCGATATCCATAGCCAACGAAACAATCTCATGGAACGTCGGTAAGTCTAAGTTCTTCGAATAGAACGAGTAGAGCTGGTGATTGGTATAGCTCTCGCTTCGGCTGACCGGGTTGTCACGGTGAACCATGAGCCATCGAGTAGCTGAGCAAGCTGCACTACTATTGGGAACACGAGATGTGTAAAACATGTCCCTATTGCTACGCTTGCGCCCAAGGTCTATCATAGCGAAGCTGGCGTCAGGGATATTGAATACTACGAAAGTTGTAAGAGGTTTGCCGGACTTGATGCAGGCTAGAAGCCGATGCTGGCCGTCGATGAGATATCCAGCCTTGCTAAATACAAGCGATGCACCTGTTACAGGCCAAAGCTTCTCTTCCATCGCAGCAACATACTCGTTGATCTTTTCGCTAGATGCTTTGCGATTAGAGCGGTTCAGGTTCTTGACGATATGATCAGCAAGCTCAGGGCTGATCGTATATACGCGGGCCACGTCACTAGGCGAGGTCTCAACCAAGCCGGTTAAAACCTCGATCTGATCCTCAAGAGACTGCTTTGGCGTAAAGTACCGAATGGTCGTAATCGGAGCATTGGCAGACGCCTTGATTTCCGCGCCAATCTTTCCTGTAGCAACTTCCGCAACCCTACCCGGATTGACACCATACTTAGCAGCAATGTCATGCTGCTTCATGCCGCGCTTAAGCAAAGCTTTAACGTCAGCTACTTCTCTTGCTGTAAACATAGATCACCCCTTTTTACGGGATTTTTACCGGACCCGCAGACGGTTTATGCTGATATGTCAGCAACTTAATGGTACCTGAACCAGTTTTATGGTCAAACTGATCCTTTTCATTTCCCCAACTTTTTGCTAGAATATTCTTCACGCTCTGGAGAATGTTCATGGCAATCGGTCCCGTCACGCAAGCACAACGATACCCTTCGTTTGCAAGCAAAATTCAACCGCAAACCAAACCGATGCCTGTTCAACAGACGCCCCCAGTGATCCGGGAGCGCTATTCGGAAGACCCAGCCGTTGCAGAAGCGCTCGCAGAAATGAACGCTTACGCAGGTCTTGGGAAAAATCGCGCACGGACATAAATCGCGGCGAATTATTAAATCGCCGCGAATTATTTCCCTATGCCATTTCCGCCTCACTCTGCGCCAAGGCTTGCGCTAAAACTTGCTGCTTTTCATCATAAAGGCGCTCCAAAACCTCGCACAGCTTTGCAAAGTCAGGATGAATTTCGCCCTTTTTGATCCCATGCAGCACAGTGGTGTGGTCCTTCTTCCCTGACGAACGGCCAATTTGCGGCAAGCTCATATGCCAACAGAATTTGCGAGCCAGCGCCCATATGATCTGACGAGTGGCGCATAAATGTTTAACACGCCGCTCCGCAAAAACCTCTCGACGGTGATATCCCCTGTGGTCGCATACAAGGCTGACCACCTCATCAAACTGAATACGAACCTCATGCGGAAGAGGAATGACTGCGGGCATCCTCATTAACGGAACTACAATTTCAGGCTCTGGTTCTGGCTCTAGCGGCGGCGGGGGTAATGCAGATGGATGAACAAATACCCTTGGCGCAGGACCATGAAGCCGAGCGCGTACTGTGGCGTAGTGGGCCATCAAGTCATCAGCGGTTGCAAACTTAGCGATCATTTTTTCCTCCGGTCGTAATCTTGGGAACCCCAGTCCCGCGAATTTTGATACAAATCATCACTCACGCTTGTCACCATCGACACAACTACCGCCAACGTCATCAACCCAAGCGGCAAAACCACAAATGCGATAAACGCGATTAGAAGCTCTGTGGGCATGGTTTTAGTCCTCCCGGTACGCTTTAGGGGGCGAAGGTGTTCTTTCCTGCCAGCGGCCTCCGTAGCCTGTCCTAGAGGCATTTCCTGATGGGTTGTAAGATAGATCAAACATGCAGGGATCTTCGGATGGGGTAGTCACGGCCTTTCCTCCTCCCGCCCAAATTGCTTTCCATGTTCCAGCGGCGTTTCGTAACCCTTTGGCAGTCAAGTAGGCCAACCACGCTGCTCGCGCTCTCTCTTGTCTGGCATGATCCTCCTTTGGAACTGTTTCAATGATGAACAGCATTTGTGGATTTAATTTAGCGAAATTTTTAACTTTCGCATGAAACTCTTCAGAGTTCATGATTGTCCTCCTGATACTGAGCTATAGTACGCCTTTAAAGCAGCTTCAGATAGTTTAGGCGCAACTTCCGTCTTCGCATGTTCTGCTTTCTGGGCAAGCCATACTTCTGCCGCTGCTTTCTCTTCAACTTTTGATCTAATAGAAATTTGATTTGTTCTAAAAGTTTCAGGTTTCGATTGAAGTTCAGCTATCAATTTGCCAAATCCTTGAATTACTTTCTTCCTTTCAGCTTCTTTTGCTTCTTTGTCCTCTGACGGTCCCGACAATTGCAAGGGAGCTTTTGAAATAGATGCCCGACTGGGGGGATCTATCCTGTTCCAGATGCGGTCGCAGAATGTTCTCATTTCTGCAATGGAAGGAATGAACGTCGATTTTGTAACGATGCCCATCTTCGGGTTGGCTAGTTCTTCCAAAACATTATCGGGATATCTCTCCAAACTTTCGACCGCCATACGGTAAAAGTTCTCAATCCCGTCCCGGTTCGCGGAAGGGAATGAAGAGAGGATAATCCCCAGAGCTTTGATTGCGGCTTGTTTCGACATCGAGTAACTCCTTCGCGGTTTCCCAAATTCGATTTGTTGTTTTTTTGGCTTTCGGATTTTCGGCTACGCGCCTGATCCAGTTTCGCCATGTTGCTGCCCAATCGACCTTTACGCCCTTTTGGCCCGGCTGGCTGATCCAGTAGTCACGGAACTTGTCCAGCTCGCCCTGTAGTGAAACCCCAAGTTGCTTTGCCAGTTCAAGCTCCCCAACTTCCGGAAACCAATCCGCTGGCAAGCGAGAGCCGCGCGATGAGCGCGGAACGCTCTCTTTCTTTGATTCTGACTCTAATATCTTATTATGGTTCTGGTTCTGGCTCTGGTTAGCATTAGTCAAGGATTGCTCGACGGATGCTTGGAGCATACTTCCCCACCTAACAGAGGCCGCTTTTCTCGCCCTTTGAGAATTTGCTTCGGAAACTGACCTCTGACGCACTAGCTCACGATCTATCCGGCTATGCGTCCAGTTATGCTTGAAGAATGCTTGGAGCATGGGCTTCATGCCCATCCATTCGTCCATAGATCTGCCAGCGATCCTTGCAAGACGAGCATCGTCATCCGGCAAGGAGCCGTGCGTCCAATAATGGCTGATCAGTTTGAGATAAGAGACATGTTCGGCATCCGACAGGTGATTTGTGTCGCGCCAATAGTCGCCCCAATACATGGGCATAAATGGTAGGCTCATGTTCTCGCACCTCGTATTGCGGTTGCGAATAGAGCCTTCCCATGATAAAAATCAGGTAAGCCCAACGCGCGTTGCGACCGCGATGTTGGTTAAAGAGGCTCGCTGGGGTGATGACCAGCGAGCCTCAATCTTTTGATATTACACTTTTGCCACAGGTTTGCGCAAGGACAAAGTGATCTCCAGAAGCCGGATTGCTGAGGCAGGAACTTTGGTTGTCCCAGCCAACCACCGGTAAACAGTGCGGCTGCTCACTCCTAAAACCTCAGCAGCTTCATTGTTTGTAATGTTTAGAAGCCAAAGCAAATTGTTTAACTTGCTGGCGGCGTCAGGCAGGGATGTGTGCATCGTACATCTCATCAATAGCTTGGACCACATCTGCCTCAGACCAAACAAAGCTGGGATCATTAGGGCGGTTCTTAAGTGCGCAATAAGCGGACCACAAATCAGGGTTTACCGCACTGCACAAATCAAAACCGGGGATTTCCGGCAAAAGTTCTGATTGTTCGATAAGATCAAGGATGGCCTTTTCGCGAGTTTGACCATACCCAATCTTGTCAGTTGGCTGGCCGTCATAAGTGCTGTCGTCGATGGCAGACCAATCCATGATGCGGGTTCCAATTGGAGGGCAGTCATAGGTGACACGGATTTTCATGGGGTTACTCCCTGTTTGGATGGGACTGGGGAGAGGTTTCCCCCTCCCCTTGGGATATTATCCGCGAGCCATGTGAGGAACGTCGAGGGCGGCGCGATGGGCCTCGTCGAAAGTCTGGGTGGTGTAAGCGGTCTTGATTTCCAGCAACTCCCAGTTGTTGCCAGTCTTTTCTTTGCGGCGGTCGGCAACCTTCTTGGCGGTAGCAAGATTGTGGAATGTGTCGCACTGGGCAATCTGCTGGCCGAGGGAGAGATCGCTGTTGTTGTTGATGAGGTAGTACATGGGGTGGCTCCTGTTGGTAGCGGGCAATCCCGCCCGCAGTTAGGTGTTTAGAGTGATTTGGATTTTATGTCAACATGTCATTTGAGGGATAATATACGGTTTGGCTTTTTTATTTCGCATTTATGTACAGAAGGGGGTCGAGGGCAAAGGGGGTGACGACAGAACCAACCAACTTGCCATCGTAGAAGATAGCTTCGGTATATTCATTTTCATCGGGAGTGATCATTTCCACAAGATCCACCCATTGCTTGGCAGCATGAGCATCTACATCAATTCCTTCGAAATGAGAGATGAAAGCTTGGCAAAATGCACCCCAGTCATCGCCGTCATACGCTTCAGACACGCGAAGGGTGGGCTTGTCAGCGGTGTCGGTGAGAGAGAAGAACTTGATGGTCATGGCCACATTCCTGTCGGAGTTTGTCGGAGTTTGTCGAAGTTTGTCGGAGTTGGGGGGCATCCCCCCATTTCATTAAACATCGTAGAAGTTTGAGATATCACGGGTTTCGCCAAGCAAATCGCGGCAGTCATGACCGAAGCCCTCAAGCCATTCGCGCATTTTCTTCCAAGCGTAGCGGTTGTTGGCATCAAAATCATGGAAGACCAGATCGGCGATATCGCCAGTTACATCTGTGGTGGTCCCAGCGGCAATGTCGATGGTCAACACTTTGGCGATATCGTCAGCGTCCACCTGACCTTCGAGGATATCCGAAACAACCTGATCAAAGGTCTGAATGGGCGCTTCGCTGATCCAGTTTCCGGGGATCTTGTTGCCGCTATAGGGACCGTTGCGAACGATGATGGTGAAGGTGTTCATTGTCTGGCTCCGTTGTTGCCGGGTAGTCCAACCCGATGAAGTGAGACTAGATCATATGCGGGGACATGTCAACATGTCATGCCCCCTTTTATGAAATTATTTTAGGCCAGCACAGGAGCCTTGATTGCCTTCACGCGGATGGTGGTAACAAGCTCGCCGGACTTGGTGCAGGCCGCAATCTGTTCGGCGGTCAGCAGCTTCTTGGCGGCGGTCGCATCGAAGCGGACAGGCTCGGAGAGGGTGACGGTAACGACGTTGCGGTCGCCCACGATCTCGTCCATGCCGGTGGCTTTGATCTCGGCCTTAACTTCGTCCAGCAGGCGGGTCAGTCCATCAATCTCGGCCTTGATGGCGGCGTAGCGGTCAGCGAGGGTGTTAAGGTTGCTCATGTCTTGGCTCCGTTGTTGTGGGGTAGTCCAACCCCATGAACAGGAACCTAAATGGAATCAGGGAGCATGTCAACGTGTCATGCTCCCCTTTTGCAAATTATTTTCAATCTTTTTGCATAGCCTTGCCAAGCGGGGTGTCTTCCCACCTAGTGATAGCTCGCATGTACACGTCCACCATTGTCTCGCGGGCCTCGCGCTTGCTGGGATCTTCCCTGCGCATCTTCACAATCTCCTTGAGGGCGGAAGCATCATAACCGCGCCCCTTGGTTTCTTTGTAGATGTCTGAAATATCCGATGCGAGCTGCTTCTTTTCTTCTTCAAGCCGCTCAATGCGCTCAATGATCTCGATCACATCACGCGTTGCGTTATCGCCAATGTCATTCATGCTGACCCCCTATTGTGTCGAGAATGATCGTACAAGGAGCGCCGTCCTCGACCCAGCGCGCCTCAATCCACCGACAATGCCTGTCGTTCTCTATGACACCCACCTTCGCTAAAACGTCCAGAGACGCCTTCAGGAGGTTGTCTAAATCCCTGTGTCGTTTGTCTGGCGGCACCACTAACATCGTCAACTTGAATAGGCCATCAATCCGAACAGCCTTACATTGAACCGCAGCGCGCCACGCGGCCTCTTTACTCCATGCAGCATACTCAGGCGACCGATACATTCCACCGCCCTTGGTGGTCCTCCAAAGCCTATTTACGCTGGGGGGAAACGGAAGTTCGATCACGATCTGGGTCATTGAATGTTTTCCGAGCCTCCATTGCGAAGCGCAATAGCTTGTAAGCCTCATGCTCCTTGATGCCGTACCGGGAAGCGATATCGGCAGTATCAACCCCGCGCATGAACAGGCCTAAAATTTCAGCGGGCGTCACGGAAATTCGGGGCGAATTACAGTTCGGCATAGATGTCTGGCCTCAAAACTTCGGGCAGTATTCCAGTGAACGCAGAGATCCTGCGAACATACTTAAGCGGAACTTTATGCCACTGGCACACTGCCTGACGGCTGACGCCAAGAGATTTGGCAAGATTTGAAGCTGTTCCGTATGCCCGAAAAACGTCAAGCAGGATGGGATCATGATGTTTCATGTGAAACATAATATCATCCCTGTGATAAACGTCAATCCCACGCTTGACGGCTTTCCCATGTTTGCGCTATCCATTGTTCGTCATCGGATGATGAGGAAAACATGAAACCAAATATCGAAATGCTTAAAATTCAGATCGGGCTGTTGCTTGATCAACACCCTGAACTGGCAGACGACGTTGATCTTCGGTCAGATATGCTCGAAGGATTAACCGATCTCCACAAGATTATGGAAAGGCTCCTTAACGAGGAGCGCGAAGCGGATGAGCTTATCGAAGCGGTAAAAGAACGCATTGAAAAGCTTTCTGCGCGACGTGCGATGTTTCGAGTTCGTCAGTCATCATTACGGGATGTAATGATTGGCATTATGCAGAGGGCCGACCTGCGCAAGCTGGCGTTGCCAGAGGCAACCATTAGCATCATACGGACAGGAAGATCGGTGCAGGTTCTCGATGAGGCTTTGGTGCCTGATAGTTTCTGCCGCTTCAAAAGAGAAATATCAAAAACCGCGATTAAGGAAGCCCTGATGTCTGGAAATGAAGTTCCGGGCGCGCTTCTTGATAACGGCAATGAAACCATAAGGATCGGGTAATGTTTTCATCTCAGATCAACAATGCTTTATCTGCGCCGCTAGATCGCGCGGTGGTGAAAGAACGCTCTCAATCAAATCGAACATTTAGTTACATTGAGGGATGGTACGCAATCGCAGAAGCAAACAGGATCTTTGGATTTGATGGGTGGCATAGGGAAACTGTAGATGTCAGACTTGTCAATGAACGACCGCGCAAAATCGGCAGGGATGGCCGTGATGGGTGGGCTGTTAGTTACGTTGTACGTGTTCGCGTTATTGTCGGGGATGTTATTCGGGACGGTATGGGCAGCGGTCACGGCATTGATGCAGACTGCGGTCTCGCTCATGAGAGCGCTATTAAAGAAGCTGAAACCGATGCAATGAAACGCGCGCTCATGACATTTGGTAATCCGTTTGGTCTTGCGCTTTACGATAAAGAGCAGCGTCAGGTGGTTGATGCGTTGCCAGAAAAGATCCAGCCTACGGATCTCGAAGCTATGATTGAAGAGATCTTTCGTATGCAAACTACCGTTGCATTGCGCAAATGGTGGAAACAAACCGCAGAATTCCGTAAGAGCGTAGGCCTTGTTGATGGAACTGAAGAGTATCAGTTGCTCTACACTACGTTCGCCAATCATGGCAAAAAAATAGCAGCAGGAGAAACCGTCAATGGCTAACCGTTATGATGTGCTGAGCGTCAGCAAATATGTAGATCGCAATGGTGACGAGAAAAGCTTCTTTACGAAGATTGGCACCATGTTCCCTAACAAGAATGGTGGTTCTTTCTCAATGGAACTTGTCGCGCTTCCTATCAGCGACAAAGAGGGCAAGGTTCGATTGTATATTAAAGAACCTGAGCAGCGTGAGGGTGCGCAACAGGTCTCGCGTAGCGCACCCCGCCCTGCGGCTCGCCAACAAGAAGCCAACCATATTGACGATGAAATCCCTTTTGATTAACCTCTGAGTGGGGCTCCCAATCACTCAGAGGTCATCATGGGAAATAAAGTTTGCCGCCGCTGCAATGCGGAAAAACAGCTAACAGAGTTTTATGTACATGCAAAAATGTTAGATGGTCATCTAAACATTTGTAAAATGTGCGCAAAGCTCCGAGTTAAAAAACATAGGAAAGAGAATGATCATGTGCGGGAATATGATCGAAATCGGTATAAAAATAATCCCGAACGGAAACAAAAAACTGAAGAAATTGTAAAAAGGTGGAGAGCAAATAACCCGGACGGATATTTAGCCCACTATACGGTTTCCAATGCAATACGAGATGGAAGGTTAAAAAGAATGCCGTGCGTCATATGTGGAAATTTAAAAAGTGAAGCGCATCACGAAGATTACTCTAAACCTTTGGAGGTCATGTGGTTGTGTTCGCTTCATCATCGTCGCTATCATCATGCAAATAGCTGATGGA